AGGATGTTGTCAATGGCAACGAATTCGGCGCAAGGTCTGCGCTTCTTGTCGTCGAACCACAGCTTCATAAACTGTGAACCACCCAACGGCAACTGGGTCAGCATTTGCTCCTGCTCGTCCCTGAATTCTTCAATCTGCTCAGTCAACTGCCAGTTCATGTAGTCGCGCTTGCGCTCGGCGGTCTCGGTCTTCTCGTCCGTCACCTCGCCAATAATCTTGGTCTTGGCTGGGCCATCAGGTGGGAACATCTCTTTGATGGCGCGGGAAGCAAAGTCCACGCACGCCTCAGCCATCATGGGGTGAACGACCTTGGAGGCTCCGAGGAACTGAGCGCCACCGGGGGCATCATCACCCATGCCCGTACGTCGAAGTCCCTCTTCGTACTGCTTGTCCCGCTTCTTACGCGCTTGGCGGTCGTTGTCAATCAGGTCGATGTAGCGGGTCGCCAGCGCCTCTAAGTCAACGATGCTGACGACCTCTTCAGCCAAGTTGGCGTAGAAGTCCTCGTCCTCGGCAGGGCCTTTGAAATCCTCCAACTTGACGACAGCGGAACCGTCAGGCAACTCTTCGACATCGGGTTCCTCGCCGGGCAACATATCCACCTCAGCGCCTCCCTCCTCAGTCATGCGTATACCTTCGATGAAGCGGTCTTCGTCTGGGCTAATTGGGTAATCTGTCGCCATGTGTAATCCTTATCTTGCCATTGCGGTCAATCCGCCTTGTTTTTTCTTGGGTTTATTAGTCAACAACTTTGCGCCTTCGTATGCTTGCTTTCCCTTTTTAAGAGCGCCAACAGCGGCGGCTGGCGCAAATAAATTGGCAACAATTTCAGTCAAAGGAAACTCGTTTTCACCAAGCAACTTTGCTTCTTTGAACTTTCTTATGAAATGTTCACTGCCCAAAAAAGGTTCATCTGTTGCTAATCTAAACTTTGGTACGCGGTCGCCAGTGCCAGCAACGTCAAGGACAGACTCAGGCTTGCTGAGTGCTGGGATGGCGCTTTGCAACAAGTCCAACCCTTCTAACCCAAGATTGGCAAAGTCTACGCCGCTACCAAGGATTTGAGAACCTATGCGAATGAGCGCATCTTTCTTTGCGCCTTTGTTTGCAAGTTGACGATACTCTTTCTCAAGTTGCTCTTTACCCTCGACAGATAAGTCTGCGGCGTTTCTGGCAATTCTTTTAGCATACTTAGACGCATCAAGGTCAGATGGACTGACACCCAACTCTTCAGGTGAGAACGTGCCAGCCGTAGTGGTGATGCCACCACCGCCCATGAACTGTAGCTTCTTGAATGCGCCGCCGCCTTCAGCCATGCCTTCTGCGGGAGGCAATGGGCCTGATTCAGACTCAATCTGTTTGCGCAAGATGTCTTCCCATTCATTGCGAGTAAGGTACTGCTTGTCACCAAACAAACCAGCCTCTTTTGCTTTTCTCAGGTCATCGGTGCGACGACCGGGAAGATTCTTTAAGCGCGGGTCGGAGGGAATAAACATTCCAAGTTCATCAGGGTCAGCTTTGTATAGTCCAGCATTCTTGAGGTCGCCAACATCTGAGTATTGACCGCTTCTCACAAAGTCTTGAACAAACGACAGATACTCTTCATTGGGCGCGGCGTTCTGCTTGCCTTTGATTTGGGTAATTTTTTCAGTAGGTTGAACGCCTTTGTTCTTGAGGAACATAGCCATTGCCGCTTCGGTGTTGTCGGTGCGGTCTGCGCCAATGTCATAAAACTCTTTGTGTAGTGCGGCGGCTTTTTCTTTACCGACAGCCTTGGTGACGTCGTCCCATGTGCGCAGTGGAGCCTTACCAACCTCAACGGTTACATGAGACATACCTCTAGGGTCACGCAATGAATAAATCTTGGCATCGCCTGACTTGATGGCTTCATAGCCACCGTGACCGTAGCCGCTATAGCCTGAGTCGCCAGAGATGTCGCTGTAGTCTGGGTGTCCCTTGGGTGGCTCATACCCGCGAACGGAGTGACCCATGATGTCGGATTCAAGGTTGAACTGACCCGGTTTATCTAACTGCACCCACTTGTACCCCTCTGGGTATTCTTTAAACACGTTAGCGTTAGCCTGCTCTGCAATCCTTGCATTGAGCATCTTTGCTTTCAGCGCCTCGTCATACTCATGCGTGCGACGTACCGCCTGCTCCATGCTTATCTTGTTCATCTGTTCTGGGCGAATACGACCAGTGGCAAGGTCTTCACGCAAGACATCCATGATGTGGTCAAAGCCAAACTTGTTGAAGTCAGCATCTCTGCTTAACGAAAAGATAGGTGTCTCTGGGTCTAACTTGCTCATCCAAGGGGCATCCATCGTACCCGCTGGTCGTTGCATCTTTGGCAACGCCTGTATGCTTTGATAGTGCTTGGCTTCAACTGGGCTAATTGACTCGTCCGTCATTGTTTCGTAGTGCTTGGCAAGAGGTGACTTGGCAACACCCTCTGGAACATAGCCAGTAGTTTTACGGTTTTGCTTTGCCTTAGCGCTTCCATAAGTGCGCAACTCAGCGTCGCCAAACTCGTCTATGTTTACGGGGAACGCTTTGATACCTTCCTCCGCCAGCTTGCGCACAGGGTCGCCCTCGGTCGCCATCTGCTTGGTAACGTAGTTCTTGAGGTTTGAATCCACCCACTTGTTTGCGGCTTCCGTCTTCTGCGCTTCAACAAGAGCCTGCTCCAACTGAGCCTTACGCGCCGTGTTGCCAGCAAGCGCATCTTGCTCCAAGTTATGCTTGATGACATTGATAGGCGTGTCGAATCTTCCTTTTTTGAGTTTATTTAACTCGCGGTCAAGGTTGGATTGATAAACCAATTCACCAGACGGAGACCAATTGCCACCAGTCTCTTTGATGATGTTGAGTCCGCTGGCATCATTACCAAACTTGCGGGTTCCGCCACTGACAGAAGGTGTTACAGCATCAGGGTCAGCCAACAAGCGTTTGCCTAGCTTGCCTATTGCCGCCAACTTCCCTCCCTTAGCCATAGCCAGACCGCCATTGGCTTTACTCAGCTTCTTGCCTTGCACGTCAGAGCCTTTGGGCGCGACAAACAATTTCTCGTACACGTCGTGCGGTTCACTGCGACCGACACGCACCCTGCCAATCACGTCACCAACACCAAACAAGTCACCACGGCTCCGTGGTCGAAGCGTTGGGTTAGCACCAGTGCCTGTGTTGAATAACTCTGTGGGGCTGGCGTACTCAGTCGCCAAGCCATACTTGTGACCAACGTCACCCTTCTCAATCGTTGCAAGGAAGTTCAGGTCGTTGAGCAGTGGGTCGCCACCCTCTGGCTTGAACAATCCCTTGCGAACCAAGTTGCTCTTGGTGTATGAGCCAGTCTTTGGATTCATCTGCTCTAACCCAGACTCGCCCTTGGCTGACATCATGGGGCGGTTGGTCTTGGGGTCAATGACCACACCCAAGTCATCCATAATGCGTGAGTCAAGTATCTCGCCAGTGCGTGGGTCAATGAACGCGCCTGACATAAAGTCTTCGCGGCTCTTGCCAGACTGTTGCAGTACGCGCTCAACCAGCTTCTGCTGATTCGGGAACTTGTCAGGTTGCATAAACCAACGGTTCGGTACAGGGATGATGGGTAGGCGACCCTCTTCACCCATCTTGGATACCATGCCACTGATTTCGCTGTAAGGCTCGTCGTCCGCAAATAGCTTCTTCATCACCTTGCCTGCGCCCTTGACAATCTTTCCGCCGTCGGCTTTGGCAAGAGTTCCCAAGGACTCTAAGTCATGCACCATCAGAGCAGGGAAGGAATCTATACCCAACTCCCTCAGTGCATCGAACCTATGACCGCCCTCAAGGATGTAGTGACCCTCGGCGTCCTTCACAACAATCAGAGGGTTCAGTTCTTTGTTCTCTTGGATTTGTCGCGCCAGTTCTTTGGTGCGCTTCTCTTCTTGAACGCTTCTGTATTTTGGCTTGCCAACAGTCTCGAAGGCGCTCATTGGCACTTCTTGCAAACCTTGCGTAGAGTAGTCAGTCAGAGATGCGCCAATTGAAGATTGGTTTGGAATGTCCTGCCTGATACGCATTCCATTTACCACGTCATCAGCAAATAGTTTCTTGAATGCCTTAGCCGCGCCCTTGACTACCTTACCACCACCAGCCATACCCATGCGGGCTTCGATAGCGGCGCTCAATCTGGCGTCAGCGGCTTCGAGGTCAACCTCTCCACCTTTAGCCATTCGGTTTTCGATTGCCTTTGCGAGTCGCTTATCTGCTTCGCTGATGTTGATGGCTCCGCCCTTCTTCTGCCCTGTCAACTTCTTGATGCGCTCACGGTATTGGTTGTACTGATTGATGTATTGGTCGTCCACTACCTGATGTGGGAACACCTTTTGAATCGTTCCAGTGAAGTCGGATGGGCGCTTGGTCGAGGCGATGTGTTTTGCCGCGTCAGGGAAGTCAAGCACAAAGGGAGTCAACACCTCTTGAGGGCCTAGCGCCTCACCGAGGATGCGGTGGCTGTATGTGTTGTGTGGCGCTCCTGCCGCCTCCACCAATGCGTTGGGTTTCAACTCGCCAGTCATCAGACCAGTCATGTTGATTTCCATGTCACGGATGCGTGGTTCGGTGATGGCGTATTGAATGTCCAGACCGTTGGGCAAACCCAAGGGTTCGGTGACGGCTGGCGTCTTGAATCGATTGTTGACCCACTTGCGAAGGGCGGTGTTTTCCTTCATTGCGGCGAGGGCGGCTTCACGGTCAGCGAGACCCGGCCAATCTGGGAAAGTCACCTTCTTCTTTGCCACTGGGTCAAAGTACCCCTTGGCAATCAATCTATCAAACTGGTTGATTTTGCTAGGCTGTGCCTTTGACCAATCAATCGCCCGCAGGTTGGCGTCAGCAAAGTGCATGGCGAAGTTGTTGGACATAGGCCCCATTGCAAGGTGGGAGCCAATCACACGCTCAGGGTTATATAGTTCAGCCACGCGGTCAACCTTGGCTTGCACGTTCTTGGCTGGGGTCTCAGTGGACTTCCAGAACTCAGGGTCTTTGAGGTGCTTCTGCCCTAAGCCATAGTACGCGCCGCCTTGTTGCTGTGAGTCAATGGGGAAGCCTTCGACCTCGTCAAGTATCTTGTCGGACACGGTTTGGTCGCCGGGGAACGCCACCTTCACATCCCCTTTGCGAGGCGTGTAAGGCGTCTCCTTCGCCACCGTGCCTGTCGGCGTCAACTTGTAGTTCAGGTTCTTGACCCGTTGGCTCTCCTTCATGGAGCGACCCGCTAAGTTCTTGGTGTCGCCTGCCTTACCACTCGTGACGTGTTCGCCAAGCATCTGACGAGCAACTCGGTCAGCCTGCGCATTGATGAACTCGTCGGACAGGTTAGCGCGGGGTAGCTTCAATGGCAACGCCTTATCACCACTGTGTGACAACAGTTCCCTCAAGCGGGCTTCCTCTGGAGTCTCCAGCAGACGTTTGCCTATTGCACCGAGTGCGCCGAGTTTGTTTTTAGGGCCTGCCATAGTTACACCGCATATGGGTTGACCCGCTCTTTACGGGCATAAGCATAGTCATCGTCGTCATCATACAGAGGCTCTGGGTTGATGTCGAGGAAGCCCATGTCTTTGAGCAGGCGCATTGCCTGAGTAGTCGAGTCGACGTAGTCATCGTGCGCGGCATCAGGGAAGGCGCATATCTGGGATAGGAAGCCCTCAGCCCAGTCCTTCACATAGCCCTTATGCACGCTGGACTCTGGGAGCCAGACCCTGCCAGTGGCAAAGATGGAGGCGGTAATCTGCAAGCGGGTCATCTTGTCCGCATTGCCGGGGTTCCACGCCCGTACAGGCAAGTGCATCGCCTGCAACTCTTGTACAAGACTCAGCCCTGACGCCTTCGCCTCCACCAGTATCAGGTCAGGGCGCTTTGCCTCTCTGCCCTCACCGTAAGACACACGCCACTCATCTAGCACTTTGGGCTTCAGCTTGGGGAACGTCAGGTGTTCAGCCCAGCAGTCGAGGAGCAGGACGGACATTGGCCCATCCGTTGGCTTGAACACGCCCCACGTCGTCATAGCGGTCGGGTCGTTGTAGGTCTTGTCCGTGTACGCTGAGTCATACGACTGCACGATGTACTCGAACTTAGGGAAGGGGCGGTCATGCGGGTACATCTTGAACATGGAGCGACTCACCACCTTGCCATCTTCGAGGTCTACCAACTGACCCATCACCTCCTGCTCATACAGCTTAGAACCCTTGTATGACTCCAACTGCTTGCGGAAGGTGGAGGCTAGGTTCGCCTCGTTCTCGTATGTGCTGGCGCGGTCAATCACCACGTCGTCACCCTCGCGCCCCACCAAGTCAATGATGAGGTCTTTGGGGCGCGGTGTCGTGGTCACAATGACACGAGGCTTGTCACCTAGACGCAGTCCCATCATCATCATGTCCCACGCTTCACCAGCGCCGAGGTATTGGAATGCCGCCAACTCGTCACACCATGCAAAGTGGAACTGAGGGCCACGCAAACGCTCATATGAGTCGCCACTGATGCCACGAATGATGGAGCCATTCGATAGCTTTATCTGGTGGTCTTGTTTGTTGTAGTCCACCACGAGTTCCTGCGGGATGCACGCGAGGAGACCAGACTGTCCCTCAAAGCAGGTGAACTTGATGTCGTTGGACGTAGGAGCCAGCACCAGACAGCGTGACTCAGGGTTCGTCCATGCCCACCACCAGAGCGCCTCAGCGGCGGAGCGGGTCTTGCCTGCCCCTCGACCTGCCAGCATCATCCACACGGTGTAGTCCATCTCCAGTGGAGGCGGGACTTGGTAGCGGTGGGCGCTGGCTACCCACTTGGCGTGGGCGATGTAGGCAATGCGGTCATGGTCAGAGAAGGCGTTGAACTCCGCCTGTACTGCTGGGTCTTCGAGAATCTCAGCCAGCACGCTTGGTCATCTCCATGTTGCGGATAACCTCAAGGAACTTATTGGCGTTGGTGTCCTCGGTCTTGATGGCGGCGGCTCCCTCGACCCCATGCAGACCCAGCTTGTCACCGTACTTGGTGGGGTGGAACTTAGCCAACAACTTCAGGCGGGTCTCAATCTGTAGCTTGCGGTGACCCAACATATCCTCAATGGTCGTGGCGGTTCCCTCGTCAGTCATCACCTGCTTCTGACCGAACTGCGGCGTGTCAGCAATCAGCAAGCATTCCTCAGCGATGGCGTCATAGCCAATATCGCGTGCGCGTGCGATGGATGCGGATAATTCAGGGTCGCGCCCCATCCAATCGTAAACCGTCCTCCACGCAGGGAAGCCATCGTTCTCTCTGCATATCTGTCTAAGAGGTATTCCCTCACTGAGTTGTTCACAGATGATGCGTGCTATCTCAGGGTCGTACTTTGAGGGGCGTCCCATCTTCTTAGGGGCTACAGGCGTCTTTGCGGGCGTAGGGCTACCTTGGGCTTGCGTCTGAGCCTTCGGTGTCTTGGCGGGCTTCTTTGCCGCCTTAGTGATGGTTTCTGGCATAACCCGTAATCCCCATGAACGTGAATGAATGACGTCAGTGTATTCGATTCGCTTTCATTTCGCCAGACCAACACAACTGGGGGCTAAACGCGCTTCACTTCGTTTCGACCAAGGTCACAACCCCCATGCGTCTTGGCTCCACTTGCGTGGAAACCGACTCGGTTCTATTTCGCTTTCGACTCGCTACAAAGGCTTCCGACGTATGCGCGAGGGCTTTGCTTTGCGCAATCCTCTTCGCTCAATGTGAAGTCTGGAACCCATGCCGCAAACACAAAAACCAGAGCCATCATTATACCAATGGCGACCTTCTCAAGCAAGGTTTCTTCTCTCATGTGTTCTTCTCCTTAGCGATGTGCATCGCATCTTTGAAGGCGGCAATTCTGGCTTGATGTTCAGGCGTATATTGTGGTTCAGTGGAAGGCGGCAGGTCTAAGATTTCACTCATCAAATGCACCCCTCCATCTGGTCTCACAATGCAGGCAACCACGCCAATGCGCCCGTTTGCTTCCCAGTATGCTTTGAATGAATACTTGGGCGGCTCTTGCTCTGCCTGTGCTTCAAATTCAGCCATCACCTTATGCGTAGCACGAACCACTGCGTCTTCAAAGGTTGCCTTCATGTCACGCTTAATTGATGCCAATTGCTTCTCAGCAAGTGCATCCCAATCTTGCTCTGTACGCTGTGGTGGCGTGCAAGTATGAATGCTGTCCTCGCCTCCCAATCGTTTGCCGCATCGTGGGCAGAAGTTGCGTTCTTGGCTTTCCAACTCTGCAATGGCTTGCTTCCCTGCTTGGTAAGCCGCATACCCTTTGTTGAGCATTGATTGATTGGGCAAGCCAGCGTCAATTGTGTAGTAGTGATACTCTTTTAACGCTTTTTGCATCTGTTTCAATACTTCAATCATGCCTCCTCCACAGTCACGCGGTACTTGCGACCGTTACGGTCTTCGACCATGATGGTCTTCTTTGTGCTGGCAAACGCGCCCGATGCGGTCAGGTCGTACTGAGGCTTGCCTACGCTGGACAACAGGCGCTCTATGTCGTTCGCCTTCAGGTTGCCCACAATAGTGTGCGCGATGTAGTCGCAGTAAGCAACGTAGGACTTGGGCAAGTTGTCAAAGAACTTGCTGACGATGGTGTTCATGGTATCAAAGTGTGACATAGCGATTCGCTTTCCTTTTGGTTATGAGTGGGTTATTGGGGGCTTTCGCCCCCGTGATTTCAGAAGTGTGGGTTGCGGTCATTGTGGTGACCGTCAATCATTGACCAGCACTTCATCTTCCAAGAGCCAGTGTTGCCACGGCGGTAGAACACCTGACCCTCTGTTGTTGTGATTTTCTTCAGGGTCTTGCTGATGGTCTTGATATAACCACAGGGGTATGAGTCGCCGTTAAAGTAGTAGGACACG